ATACCTTTACTAGAATCTGTGCTATAGTCAGTTCCAAACACTGAATCCAAAACACCGTAAAAAGCCTCACTCAATGTACCTGCTAATTTTCCTAATCCTTCGGCGCCTAAAAATGCTACCACCCCAGCAGATAATCCAGTCAATGCACCTGCAATTTTAAAACCGCCAAGTTCTGTAAGCTTTTTAAGTCTTTCAATTGCTTCCGGAGTTATTGCAAGTATTGAATCATTGAATGTTTTAAATACGCCACTTATACCTTCACCTTCACCTTTAAATTGTTGAAGATAACTCGTAATAAAATCGCCAGCTGCAAGACCGACCATAAGGCCAGATATACCAGCACCAATACCAGTCATAATAGCAAAAATACCTAGGCCGGCCATGCCGGCAACGGCTGGGCCTCCTATCGCGCCTATAGCAGCGCCAGCTATCAATATCGCACCAAGAGCTTTTATTGCATTTTCATTATTTAACTCTCCAACAGAGTCGTTAAACATTTTAAATGCATTAACTAATCCGCTGCCATTCGCGTTGGTAGCATTATTAATCCACTCTATACCTGAGCTTCCAGCAGATAAACCAATCATAAGACCAGATATACCAGCACCAATACCAGTCATAATAGCAGCTGTACTAGCTGCAAGCCCGATGCCACCCCCAAACGCCGCTGCAACGCCAGATGCTCCAATAATACTTGCTAATGCAGTTGCACTTTCTTTTGATAAAGATCCTATTGACGTATCAAACATATTGAACGCAGATACTAAACCTTCACCAGTCATGCCAGTACTTTTTTGTAACCATTCTATTCCAGCACTACCAACAACAAGACCACCCATAAGGCCGGCTATACCAGCGCCGATACCAGTCATAATAGCAGCATAACTTAACGCCGCATTAACACCAGTACCCTTATCAAACGCGGATGCGAGTCCAGCACCGCCCATAATACCAGCTAAAGCTATAGCAGCTTTTGGTGTCAACGCGTCAATAGATGAAGAAAATCCTTCCAACACTGTTTTAAGGCCGTTAAGATCTAAATTACCACCGAGAGCTTCAACGCCAGAAAATAAAGCATCACCAGCCAGCAATCCGCCAAAAAACGCAGAAATACCTAAACCCATAGATCCTAGAGCTTTAGCAGCACCAGTTGAGTCTTTTCCAATTAAACCAGTTACCGCACTTAAGCCAAGTATTCCGGCTAGAACTTTCATCGAACCAGGATCCATCGACATTATAACATCAGAAAATCCAATAGCTACAGATTTTAATCCACTGAAATTGTAACTTCCGTCAACGGCAGTTACGTTACTAAATACTAGATCTCCTGCTAATAAACCTCCAAAGAACGCAGATATTGCAAAACCCATCGCACCAAGTCCAGCAGCAGCCTTGACACCACCTATAGCAGATATACCCATAATACCAGCCAAAACGAGAAATGCTTCTGTATCCATTTCTGTAATAATATCAGAAAATCCGAGTGCGGCGGCTTTTAAACTAGTAAAATCAAAACCAGACCCAAATTGACCAAGCCACCCAAGCCCAGCGTCTCCGGCCATAAGTCCGCCAAAAAACGCTGGTATTGCAAGCCCCATGGCGCCTATTCCCGCCGCGCCACCAATTAGTCTTCCACCAATACCGCCACCACCGCCACCACCACCGCCAGATCTAGCCCCGCCGAATAAGCCTCCTAAAAGGCTTCCACCCCCAGAACCTCCAGATGATGATCTACCTGCGCGCGATAACTCGTTTGCTCTTTTTTGTTCTGCAATAGCCGTTTCTTGTGTATTAACAAGCTGCATTATGACAGAAGTCTGAGTAACTATGGCAAGTTCTACAGACTCCATAACGGTTTTTAGATCATCCATCGTAGCCATTTAATTACTTTCTATTTTTTTCTTGTTCTTGTTTGACATAATCTAACAGTAATTCAAAATATAAATCTCTCTCATACGGCATCATTTCTTCGAGTTCTTTTATAGAATATTTGTGGTGCTGAGCCATGCTAAACATTTTTTGATAATAAATGAATAAATCACTATGACTCAGTATCACATAAAAAAACTTTGAGTGCCCTGTATAACGAAAGTTTTATCTTCGCCCTTTGAGTTAACATACGAAATTTTGTGAGTAACTTTTGGTATTGTATCAAAGAATTGTTTCATTTTTACTGTTACATCACTGCTTAAACTTTCTACGAAAGAATCTATTTCACTCTTTGTAAAATCTTTTAAATTAAAAACTTCATCATTAGAAACTATTTTTTCAATACAAGAAATCATGATATTATAATTTTTTTCAGCAGAAGGGTTTTTATCTGTAACCATATCAAAAAAGTCATCAATACCTGGATATTTTAAAAACATTACAAAATTATCTGATATTTGAATTTTATTAACGTGATCTTCATTTTTTTCGACTTCAACTTTAGATAAATCTAATTCCAAAGGAACAGTTTCTTGTGTATCTGGATCCAATATTTCAAATTTAACTATTCTATCAATAGATTTAGATCGTATTATAACAATAATATATTCTAAATCAAATAATGCTAAATCATCTATATCGCAATCTATTAAACAGTTATTTACTATTTGTTTGATAGAATTTATAACTTGGTTGCTGTCTTCAGATTCTTTAGCAATAAGTAGTATTTTCTCTTCTTTTACAGTGAATGGTCTATATTTTACTTTTTTACCATTTGAAGGTAATTCCAATTCATATATCGGTAGGTCAATTTTAGGTAGTGCCATTTTATAGTCTCCTCATTAAAAAATATTTTTTAAGCCAGATTTAATTTGTGAAAATCCGTTTTTCAATCCATTTATACCAGTATTTATCTGTGTAAATGAATTTACTGCATCTTGTATTGATCTAGGCAAGGATAATTGATTTATAACTTGCCCAGTATTTCCAGTTCTATTGATAAGATCTAAAAGCCCAGTTCCTCTTGTATTTCTATTAGTTGGTGAACCTCTTTTAGTTCCAGTCATAGTTATATGCGAATATGCAAAATTTACAGTTGCTGTAGCAAAAGAATCATTGTCGCTCCACGCGCTATCAACGCCGCTTATTTGAGTAGGAAAGGCTTCATGTAGAGTATATTCATAATAGCTATCTGGAGAATCAGTGCTATATTGCTTAATTATAATTGTAGCAGCAAAGTCTTCTTTATAACCAATCTCAAAAGGTAATTTTTCTCCAACTTCTGAAAAAGCTCCATCTCCATAGTTGTAATTTATAATTGTTTGCATCCATTGATGAAAGAAACGAAGAACCATATGATCAGAATCTAACATGAATATTGCATTAAATTGATCTAAATTTACTGCTGTAGGCACGGTCTGACGGAGTCCAAAACCATTTGGCATGTAATCTTGAACTGCAAAATTTATTCCAGGAGTCGTTGCAGATTGGCAGAAAAATCTTAAATCGGAAGTACTCATGCCATCGTTGCCATTCGGTGTTTTTACTATTTCAACAACGAATAGGTTTTTACGAGCTGGCCCGCCGTACTTATTCATTGCACCTTTGAATTCATTTATGTTAAACATTAACGGCTTCCTCTGATAATCTTTCTGGAATCCTGCCAGACTTTTGTTTTATTTGCGCCAACAAAGCTTTCGGTCGGAAGAAATAACGCGACGTCCCACTCAGTAGGATGTATATAAGCCGGTTTTGTTACTAGGTGTTTTGTCAAATAATGTTTTATAGTCGGCGCAAATTCTTTATACTTTGAAGCGCCGCTCAATATGCTATACGAACTTCTCAACTTAGTAGTTTCGTCAAACTTATCGTTAGATGCTACGTCATATAATGCGTCCATTAGTTTTGCCCTTAACTGCAGTGGAAGGTAGTGAAAGTTAATTCCGAGAAACCCACCCTTTGCTTTATTTATCGGAAAAATTAATGGAAAACGGTCATAATATGGTAACGTATCTTTGTGCTTAGGATTGTACGCAAACATATACATATGACCGATTCTAAATCTACTTTCATACCGGTCAGAGCCCATTTGTCTAATCAATTTCATTTCTTGCACATCAGATTTTTTTACCATTTTAGATTGATTTCTATACCAATCTCTAGCGGCTTGAGTACGCGCAGGTACCTGGCCAGAACGTATTCCTTTAAGTAGCATATCATCAAATATTTTAGCTGCCATTACTTTATCCCAAGCTCCGTTTCGGTAAATATTGCAAATTTCCATCCACGCTCTTCGCAAAATTTGCGAGCGGCTTTCCATTTTGCATCGTTAGTTCCGTAAGTTTTCACTTCGTTTATGTACCTTTTTGAAATTCTACCAGATGGAGTCGCATTCTTTTTTGTTATGTCGGGCGGTCTAGTTTGGCTCTTTGGTTTTATTTCAATCATTATTGTTTCAGTATCACCAGATGGTGTCTTTTTTCTCAAAACAACATCCGGAAAATATCTGTGCATTTTCCCATCTATCGGAGACATGTATGGTATAACATATTCTTCAGAAGCCCACCAAATAACATCTGTATGTTCATCGACATAGCGAAAAAACTTAAATTCCCACATAGAACGATAAATAATCTTAGACGGGTCGCCTTTATACTTGTTTGGATTTTTAGGTCTAAATCTTCCGCTGTATGCCACGTCTGCCTCTTTTAATATAAATAAAGGTAATAAAGCTATTTATAAAGGATTTTACAATTGGTACAATCACAAAGACCAAATGATGTAATTCAAAGAAGCAAAAGAGATTCAATACCGGGTCTGTTACAATTTCCAAAAGATCTTGGTGCGCATTCTATGCTCATGATTTTTAGCTCGTATGCTTATACGCCACCTGGCGAAAGAGAATTAAACAAAGTTGGCGCTAATACTTTTACTTCTATGAATTTGGCTAACAAACAAGCGGTACTTTTGCCATTACCACAAAATATAGAAGAATCTTTCAGCGTAAACGTTCAAGGTTATGAAGCTGGGCTGTCTGGTGAAATGGTGTCTCGTGCTGCTTCTGCGCTCGGTGGTGCGGGTGATATTACGGAAGGACAGTTAATTAAATCCTTAGGAGCTGGGGCTGCAAGTATGATGCCAGATTTGGGTAGCTTGTTTAGTACCGATGCTGGTGATGTGGGTAGAAACGCTGCATTTTTGGGTAGAAGAGCTATAGAAAATGTCCTACCAGGCGCTGGTAGATCTATAGACGCAGGGTTAGGAAACACGACGAACCCTAAGCAGTCACTATTTTTTGAGGGTGTTACATTAAAACAGCCGAGTTTTAGTTGGATATTTGCTCCGCAATCACAGTCAGATTCTGATGTATTGAGAGACATAACAAATCTTGTAAAAAGAAATGTTTTACCGTCATATGGCAGCGTAGCCGGTTTTAATAGAGCAATTCTAAATTATCCTAGCATGGTTGACATATTCTTTCTTGGAATTGATCAATCGTATTTCTTATTCTATAAAACTTGTATGGTAAACCAGTTTTCTACAAACTACAGCCCAAATGGTTTAGCGTTTGTTAAAGGTGGTAAGCCAGCAATGATAAATATGAGTATGAATCTAATTGAAGCCGATATACATACTGCAGAAGATTACGACGGTAGCTCTACAACCAACCGAGTTTTTGGTACTGGAGTTCCACCTGGAGATGCCACAAGACAGGGCGGAGGTCAACAATAATGTCAGGTGAATATTTTAATAAATTACCACAAATAAACTATAATGGCGTCGCAGTAAGAGATGTTACTCGCAGAGTTAATTTTCTAAATCAAGCGTCACAGAATCCATATATTTATTTGCCATACACAATTCAGGAAGGCGATAGAGCTGAAGATATAGCATATCACTATTACGGAAATGTTAACTATGCATGGCTCGTTTATTTGGCAAATAATATAGTTGATCCGTATAATGAATGGCCAATGGATGAAGAAACCTTTCACAATTATCTCATGGACAAGTACAAAGAACAATCTGGAAACTTGAAGGGTTGGGATGTAGTTGCTTGGACTCAAGATACCACAAATACTGATAACATAGTTTATTATTACAAGGAAGTTTGATTATGGCTGTAGATATACTAAAATTATCCCCAGAAAGTTTTAGAACACTTTTCTTACGCAAAGAAGATAAAATAATTTTAAGAACTGAAGCTGGAAAAAGAATTGTCATAAAAAGAATCATACCAGAAGAATGGATACCATATAGAGTTTATGACTATGAGCGAGCTTTGAACGAAAATAAGCGAAACATATTTTTAATTGACAAAAATTATGTTTCTCAAATAGAAAAAGAAATGCGTGACAAACTAAATGAGTAACTTTGTAACTCCAGGACATTACAAGCTTTTAACCGCTGTTATAACGACTGAAGCGGGTATTAAAGTTGATAT